AAAGTAAAACCTTATAGGAAGAAAACATGATAAAATATTTAAATCGTATTCTATGTGCAATATTAAATCGTGAGTGTCCTTGCCAGAAATGTGAGTGTGAATGAGAAATCTTACAGAAAAACAACAACTATTTCTTGACGTACTATTTGAGTCAGCACAGGGTGATCCTGTGAGGGCTAAACGTCTTGCGGGATACTCAGACAATGTTTCGTCCACTAGCATTACTTCAGTACTGCAGGATGAGATTGCCGATCTTACTAAGAAGTTTATCTCAGCTACTGGTAGTAAAGCTGCATACTCAATGATGCAGGTAATGACTAACCCTACTGACCTTGGCAATAAAGAGAAGATGGCAGCAGCAAAAGACTTCCTTGATCGTGCTGGCTTTGTTAAGACTGACAAAGTAGAAGTAAAGACTGATAGCCCCGTGTTTATTTTACCTCCTAAAAACAATGAAAATTAATAAAACTTGGAAGCTACCTAAGCCAGAAATGGATGAGAACGGATATGAATGGCTGTCAGTTGTTAGAGTAGGCAGAGTAATTCCATTTGGCTATAGACAAGACCCTGAAGATAATGATATACTACTACCAATCCCAGAAGAGCTAGAAACACTAGAAGAAGCTAAAAAGTTTCTAAAGCAATACAGCTACAGAGATGTAGCCAACTGGTTAAGTGAGAAGTCTGGTAGATATATCTCTCACGTAGGTCTAATGAAGAGAGTTAAACTTGAACGACACCGTAAAGCAGAAGCTTCAACGCAACGCTATTACGCTGAACGCTACAAAGAAGCGGCGGCAAAAGCGGAAACCCTTGAAAGAAACCGTATCGGAGCCAGAAATCAAGACGGTTCCAGCGACAGTGAAACCAGAGCCGATTGATGTTGGTAAAGCTCAAGACATAATCTTTCAATCAAATCCGGGACCACAGACAGACTTTTTGTCTGCATCAGAACAGGAGGTACTATATGGAGGAGCGGCTGGCGGTGGTAAGTCTTTTGCTATGTTGGCCGATCCTGTTAGGTATTTTAATAACCCACTATCTTCTAAGCTTCTTGTTCGCAGAAGCACAGAAGAACTCAGAGAACTTATCTCGGTGTCCAAACAACTCTACCCCAGAGCAATCCCCGGAATCAAATTCATGGAACGGGACAAGACGTGGGTAGCTCCTAGTGGTGCTACTCTATGGTTATCATATTTAGATAGGGACGATGATGTACAAAGATACCAAGGACAAGCTTTTAACTGGATTGGTTTTGATGAACTTACACAATGGCCTAGCCCTTACCCTTGGAATTATATGAGATCACGTCTTCGGACAACTAAGAACAGTGGCCTAGATTTATACCAAAGAGCCACAACTAACCCCGGAGGAGCTGGACATCAATGGGTAAAGAAGACCTTTGTAGATCCAGCACCAAACAATACAAGCTTTGATGCTACTGATCCTGAGACAGGCGAACGTATCTCTTGGCCTAAAGGACACACTAAAGAAGGTCAACCATTGTTTAAGCGTAGGTTTATACCTGCTACTTTGTTTGACAACCCCTACCTAGCAGATGATGGTCTCTATGAGGCTAACCTTCTGTCACTACCAGAACACCAACGCAAGCAACTACTTGAAGGTAACTGGGATATTAATGAAGGTGCAGCTTTCCCTGAGTGGAATAGAAGCATACACGTAATTGAACCCTTTGATATACCAAGAAGCTGGGCAAGGTTTAGAGCATGTGACTACGGGTACGGTTCTCATACAGGAGTACTCTGGATGGCAGTAGCACCTGATGAGCAACTGATTGTTTACAGAGAAATGTACTGCTCAAAGGTCATAGCTACTGACCTAGCTGATATGATACTGGAAGCTGAGGGTGAGGAGAAAATACGTTATGGAGTTCTTGACTCTTCTTTGTGGCATAATCGTGGTGATACTGGCCCATCTCTTGCTGAACAGATGATCATGAAGGGTTGCCGTTGGAGACCTGCTGACAGATCTAAAGGCTCTAGGGTGTCAGGAAAGAACGAGATACACAGGCGATTGCAGGTAGACGATTTCACAGATGAGCCAAGGATAGTATTTTTTAATACTTGTTCTAATAGTATCTCTCAGATACCAGCAATACCACTAGACAAGAACAACCCAGAAGACGTAGACACACACTCAGAAGACCACCTATACGATGCTTTGCGGTACGGAGTAATGACAAGACCAAGAAGCAGTCTATTTGATTTTGATCCAGCCTCACAAAACAGTGGCTTTCAAGCTAGCGATCCAACATTTGGTTATTAAGGAAATAGTATGGAAGAAGAAGATATTTTTGAAACAAGCATGGTAATGGATACCGAAGATGCAAGTTCTTTAGAAGATATGAAGAAAGATAACTACAGTGATCCCCTTGCTGGTAGCATTGTTTCTTTAGTTCATAAACACTATAAAAAAGCATCTGATGCACGTGAGGTAGAAGAAACCCGTTGGATTCAAGCATATAGGAATTACCGTGGTTTATATGGACCTGATGTGCAGTTTACTTCTACAGAAAAATCTCAGGTATTTGTTAAAGTAACTAAAACAAAAGTATTAGCTGCATACGGACAAATCATTGAAGTTTTGTTTGGAAATAATAAGTTCCCAGTTACAGTTGATCCTACTGTTTTACCTGAAGGTGTAGAAGAGTCAGTTTATTTTGAAACTAATGATGAGATTAAAAAAGCTAGACCTCCTTCATTAGAAGAGAGTAAACTTCTTCCGGGAGAAACTGGGCCAAAACTTAAAGAGCGGCTTGCAGGACTGACTGAAAAATTGCTTCCAGTAATGGAGGAACTAAAAGAAGGTGTGGGTACTACTCCTACACAGGTTACTTTCCATCCTGCAATGATTGCAGCTAAGAAGATGGAGAAGAAAATTCATGACCAACTAGAAGAGTCTAATGCAAACAAACAGTTACGTGTAGCTGCATTTGAATGCGCACTCTTTGGTACAGGTGTTATGAAAGGTCCGTTTGCTATAGATAAAGAGTACCCTAATTGGAACGATGGCGGTGAGTATGACCCAGTAATTAAAACTATCCCACAAACATCTAGTGTTTCTATTTGGAACTTCTACCCTGACCCTGATGCTGCTAACATGGATGAGGCTGAGTACATCGTTGAGCGCCATAAAATGTCTCGTAGCCAAATGAGGTCTCTTAAGAAACGTCCTTTCTTTAGGGCCAATGCCATTGATACTGCCATAGAAGCAGGAGAGTCCTACGTTAAAGAATGGTGGGAACAAGCAATGGAAGATGATGCTCAGGAATCTAAAGCAGAACGCTTTGAAGTCCTTGAGTTCTGGGGTAGTGTAGATACAGATGTTCTTGAGGGACATGATGTAGATATCCCTTCTGAGTTGTCTGATATGGATCAGGTAAATGTAAACATCTGGGTATGTAACAATAAAGTACTACGTCTAGTTATGAATCCGTTTACCCCTGCTATTATTCCATATTATGCAGTACCTTATGAAGTAAGCCCTTACAGTCTTTTTGGTGTAGGTATTGCTGAAAACATGGATGACACTCAAACCTTGATGAATGGCTTTATGCGCATGGCTGTGGACAATGCTGCACTATCAGGCAACATGCTCATTGAAGTAGATGAGACTAACTTAGTTCCGGGTCAAGATCTTTCTGTCTATCCCGGCAAAGTCTTTCGTCGCCAAGGTGGTGCACCCGGACAGGCAATCTTTGGCACTAAGTTCCCTAACGTATCCAATGAGAATATGCAGATGTTTGATAAAGCCAGAGTACTAGCTGATGAATCTACTGGGTTCCCTAGCTTTGCTCACGGGCAGACAGGAGTGCAAGGTGTTGGACGAACGGCTTCTGGCATTAGTATGCTTATGTCTGCTGCTAATGGTTCTATACGAAATGTAGTTAAGAATGTAGATGATTATTTACTAGCACCGCTAGCTAAAGCATTCTTTAACTTCAATATGCAGTTTGACTATGACAAAGAAATCAAAGGCGATCTTGAAGTTAAAGCCCGTGGTACTGAAAGTCTTATGGCTAACGAGGTACGTAGTCAACGTCTTATGCAATTCCTTGGAGTTGTACAGAATCCTGTACTTGCACCTTTTGCAAAAATGGATTATATTATCCGTGAGATTGCTAAGTCTATGGACCTTGACCCAGACAAGCTGACTAACTCTATGTCAGATGCTGCAATACAAGCTGAGATTCTTAAGAAGTTTAAAGCTGAGAATCCAACACCACCACCACCTCCGCAGGCAGGACCACCCCAACCACCGGGTGCAGCCCCACAGGGGCCACCAGCAGGTGCACAGGTGCAAGACACTCAAGGCAGCGGTGGGGGTACCATAGGTACAGGCACAGCCCCTCAGCCGGGAGAACAGGGCTTCTCAGGTAACACTGGTGGAGGACCAATGCAGTGAGTTTAAAACTGTTAGTAAATAACCCCGAAGCATGGAAAGCTTTTGAAGAAGAGCT